GGCATTGACATTTATCGATAACTTTGATATGATGTGTGAATCAAAGGCAAAGAATCTTGCCAGCTTTAAACTATACGAAAGATACAAATGTTTGAAAAAATAAAAAACTTATTTAAGAAGCCAGAAGTTAAATCTGAACCTGAACCAAAGAAGGTTAAAGAAAAGAAAGTTGCACCTGAACTTACTGCTAAAGAAAAAGCAACGGCAGCAGGTGAGCCGTACATCAACATACTGAGTATGGAGCTTGATCCTAATGATGTTAACAATGGTGCGTTTGAACTTGATTGGAATGAAAAGTTCATTTTAAATCTGATTCGTGCAGGTTACAAACAAAAAGATAGTGACACAGACAATGTGTTGGTGGATCGTTGGTTTCAAACAATTTGCAGAAATATTGCGCTCGAGGTCTATGAACAACAACAAGCTGATCCTACAAACCGTGACTTACGTATGGTCCGTACTAAAAACTTAGGTGATGGTCGCACAGAAGTTAGTTGACAATAAATCAAACATAGTGTATAATATATACATATTAACATTACCTTTATACATATGAAATACGCACTAATCGACACAGCAAACACATTCTTCCGTGCCCGTCACATTGCATCACGTAATAGTGATACATGGGAAAAGATTGGCATGGCACTTCACTTAACACTAGCAAGCACTAATCAAATCGTTCGCAAGTTTGGAATCGATCACGTTGTATTCTGCTTAGAAGGTCGTAGCTGGCGTAAGGATCATTATGAGCCCTACAAGAAAAATCGTGTAGTAGATGCTCTATCACAGACAGAGGCAGAACGTGAAGAAAACGAAATGTTTTGGGACACGTATGAAAAGTTCACTACATTTCTAAAAGAAAAAACAAACGTATCAGTATTGAGGCATGAACGTGCTGAGGCTGATGACTTAATTGCACGTTTTGTTCACTTGCATCCCGATTCTGAACATTTTATCATCAGTAGCGATACCGACTATGTTCAACTTATCAATGAAAATGTCAAGCAATATAATGGGGTGTCTAATCAACTGATTACACTTGACGGTTATTTTGATGACAAGGGTAAGATTGTTAAAGATAAGAAAACTAAAGAACCCAAACTGTTAGGTGACCCGCAATGGCATCTTTTTATGAAGTGTATGCGTGGTGATAGTTCTGACAATGTATTTTCTGCTTATCCCGGGGTACGTGAGAAAGGTAGTAAGAACAAAGTTGGACTAACTGAGGCTTATGCTGATAGAAATAAGCAAGGCTTTCATTGGAACAACATGATGTTGCAACGCTGGGTAGACCACAATGAAGTTGAGCATAGGGTAAAAGATGACTATGAACGTAATCGTGTACTGATTGACTTAACAGCACAACCGCAAGAGATTAAAGACTTGGTTGATGCACGTATTAAAGAGGGTGTTCGTACTACGACTATCCCTCAGGTTGGCATTCACTTTATGAAGTTCTGCGGTAAGTATGAGCTGACTAAGATTAGTGAGCAAGCTGAAACATATGCAAAATGGTTGAATAGTCCTTATCAAGGGAGTTTAGTATGAAAACTAGCTGGACAGTTGAATTACAGGAAGATCCTGATACCGGCGACTTTATTTTAGAGTTTCCACCGGATATGTTGGAACAAACGGGTTGGGTCGAAGGTGATTCATTAATTTGGAAAGATAATGGAGATGGAAGTTTTATGTTAACTAAGAAAGAAACACAATGGGTTCTTGTAGAATCTATTGATACCTTCCGTAAACGTTATATGATCGAGGTACCTGTAGGTACTGACGACTATGGCAACGACAAAACATTATGGGCGTTAGATACAGTAACAATGGAAAAGGCAAAGGAATTCAGCCAAGAGTATATCGGGGAACAGATTATCAGTCACCGTGTTGTTACATATGATGAGGCATTGGTATTATCTGATAAAGATAATGATTATACTGTAGCTTGGGATAATGATATTAAAGTTAAAACCTTTTTCACAACATTAGCTGACCAAGAAAAATGACCTTTACTACGCCTGACAAAACTATTAAAACAATACGACAGGATGACCCTGACTTTCATATTCATAATGGATTTCTTATGGCGCCACGTGCTGGATTTGAGATTAGCAATGACTGCCCAAGACAATATAAACTTATGATTATGGAAGCTATAAAGAATGGTTGGCTACAACCAATAGCATATATGAAAGAATCTGAATACGTTTGGGAAAAACTAGGAGAATAAAATGAACAGAGATTACAACAACTTACAATACATTTTAAACAAAACACCCGAAGAACTAGCAGTTTGGTGGGAATCTTTAGAAGATGAAGATCGGTCCTATGCTATGGAAATCATTATTGAATATCGTAAGATGCTAGATGAGCCATTTGTCGAAGATTATTCTATTGCAAAAAAATACTTAAAAAAGTTTCAGTTAAATAACTGATGAATGAACACATTTGCTATTACCCTTGGGTAGGTTTAGATATTGAAGTTCAACAAGACTTTAGACCTTGTTGTAAGTATAAAAATATGCTTGCAAAAAACTTACCTGATTTCTTAGCAAGTGATGAACGTAAACAACTACAACAAGATTTCCTAGACGGAAAAAAGCCTGAAGGTTGTAGTAGATGTTGGCAAGACGAAGCTTCCGGTATATTATCTAAACGCCAACGAGATTGGGTAACGGTATTTAATGAGACTGAACCTGACTTAAACTCATTTAAAGTACTTTCAGTTCCATTTGGCAACATATGTAATCTAGCTTGTAGAACGTGTAAAAGCTATGCAAGTAGCAGATGGCTTACTGAAGAACATAAGCTTAAAAAAGTATTCCCCGAAACTAAATCATGGCCTCATAATAGATATTATGCAGAACCAGACTTTTTAAAGAATATAAAAAGTGTATCTGATGATTTAATACTGATTGAGATGCCAGGTGGTGAACCATTCGTTAGTGGCATTGAAGAACATTTAGAATACTTAGATTACCTCATTCAACATAACGCAAAGAACATAACTATACACTATACAACCAACTGTACTATCATGCCCGACGAACGGTTTTGGGAACGTTGGAGTAAGTTTAAAAAGATTGATATGCAGTTAAGTATTGATGGTACTGGTAAAGTATATGAATATACTAGATGGCCAGGTATCTGGTCAGAAGTGTATAAAAATATACAACACTATAAACAAAAACGTAAAGAGAATATTAATCTTATGTTAAGTATATCTCATACCATGAGTATCTTTACAGTATTTTATGTTGATGAGTTTATTGAATGGTGTCGTGTTGAAGAACTACCTAAACCATATATTGGAATGGTGTTTAGACCAGACTATTATGGTGTAGATGTATTGAGTAAAGAAACAAAAGAATATTTGTGTAGCAAGTTAACTGACCCACATTCAGTGCAAGTATTAAACTATATGAATACTTTGGATAACCAACACTTGCTAGAAAAAGCATTTAAGTATATAATAACTATTGATGAGCATAGAAAACAAAAGTTTAGTGAATCATTACCCGAATTTTATAATGTATTAAAAAACACTTGTAGTGTACTAGGAAAGTTACCATGAAAACCCGCGAAGAAATCATTAATGATATGTGCTATACATATCGACATGATTATGGATTAGACAAAGATCCAAATGGTCCTCCCTGGTTATCAGGAATGACACCGGATGAGCGTAAAGGATTGTATAACACAATGGCTCAGATTTTTGATAATAGTATTCTACCTGTTATGGAATTAAAGAATGGCAAGCCTAGCTGAATACTTTGAAAAGAATCGTTACAAGCCTAAATATGAGTTTATGGCTAGAGTAACAGGTATGCATGGTAAAATACGTTGGATTGGTAGTGTGGGTAATGATACTGTTATCAGCGACCAAGTAGGACCTATACTACATATTCATTTAGATTTACCACTAAAGATTGACGGTAAGTATACTGATCATTTGTTTACTAAGCATAAAGGTGTAACCCGATTAGTGAGTTACGATGAAGAACCTAAGAAAAAGAAATAATGTATGATGCAGTAATTTTTACTGATGTAACAGATACAGTAACTATATATAAGGCAATCGGTGCGTATAAGATTGCTAATACTCTACGACAACAAGGATATAGCTGTTTAGTCGTAGATCACCTACACGCATTTTCATTAAACGAAATCACGGAAGTAATAGATAGGGCTGTGTCAACTAATACATTGTTTGTAGGATTCAGTACAACCTTCTTTAATAGCATCATTGACTCTAATAACACAGACGGATCAAAAACATATAGACCTGTCTTGTCCGGAGTTATGCCACAGGGTATTGACTTTGAAACTCACGTTGTTAATCATATTAAAACCAGAAACTATAACTGTAAAATTGTAGTGGGCGGCACAAAGGCTCACGCTAACTTAAATGATAAGAACATAGATTACAGTGTGATTGGGTACGGGGAAGTTAGTATTCTGTCTATTGCTAATCATTTAAAAAATGAC